CGTGGGCAAGCAAACAATTCGTATTGTACCTTCTGCGTACAATAAATCTAACCCATTCTCGGAATTATTCTTCCATTATGGTATCGACAAAAACCCGGTAATCTCACCAACCAACTGGGGTGAAAAAGATCCTATCGTTGAGTTCGCAAAAGAACTAAGAGGCTTAAAGGACAAAGAAAGCTGGAGCCTTGCTCGTAAGCTTGATCCTAAGATGAGAGTCTTTGTACCTATCATCGTTAGAGGTGAAGAAGCTGACGGAGTTAAACTTTGGGGCTTTGGTAAAGAAATCTACATGGAATTACTTTCAATGGTAGAAGATGAAGACATCGGGGATTATACCGACATCGTTACCGGCCGTGATTTAAATCTAACAACAGTAGGTAAAGAAACAACAGGAACTGGTTTTAACAAGACCACAGTACGTGCTAGAACTGCACAAACCAGTCTTGCAGAAGATCAAACTACGTTAACTAAGATTCTAAACGAACAACCAGATCCTTTGAAGGTTTTCTCTAGAATGTCTTTTGATGACATGAAAGCATTACTTCAGCGTTGGCTTGCACCAGAAGAAGAAGAGGGAGCAATCTCATCTGAACCAGCTGCTAACTTTGACGACAAACCTACTACAACACCAACACCAGTAGTAGATGCACCTTGGAAAAAACCTGCTAGTCCTTTCACCTTAGAAACTCAAGGAAAGAAAGTAGAGTCTAAAGCAGACAAATTTGATTCTTTATTTAACGACGACGATAACGATTTACCTTTCTAATTAAGTTATGGCAAAGAAAAGCGCATCACTAACGGAGGCCGTATCTGCTGAACTTAAGAAAGGATTCTCTTTAGATAAATTTAAAGAAAAGAAACTATTATCAGGTAATGTAAAATTTAAATCCCAGCAGTGGATTCCACTTTCTGATGCATTTCAGGAAGTAACCTCTATCCCAGGAATACCAATGGGGCACATAGTAATGCTAAGAGGTCATTCCGATACAGGAAAGACTACAGCATTATTAGAAGCAGCAGTATCTGCTCAAAAAGCAGGCATACTTCCGGTATTCATTATTACAGAGATGAAATGGAACTGGGAACATGCTATTCAAATGGGTCTTCAGGTAGAACAATCGGTTGATCATACAACCGGAGAAGTTACGGATTACGGTGGATTCTTTATCTATGTTGATAGAGAAACTCTAAACACAATTGAGGATGTTGCTGGATTCATTCTAGACTTAATCGACGAACAGAAGAAAGGAAGTTTACCTTATGATTTATTATTTCTTTGGGATTCAATCGGTTCGGTACCTTGTGAACTTTCAGTACGTTCTAATAAGAATAATGCAGAATGGAATGCAGGAGCAATGTCTACCCAGTTTGGTAATTTAGTAAACCAGAGGATTGTTATGTCAAGAAAAGAATCTATGCCTTATACCAACACATTGGTAGTGGTGAACAAGGTATGGACTCAAAAACCAGAATCACCAATGGGACAGCCTAGATTGGAAAACAAAGGAGGTAAAACTATGTGGTATGACGCAACATTTGTTGTTACGTTCGGAAACATTATGAATGCTGGAACTTCAAAAATTAAAGCCATTAAAGACGGTAAACAAGTTGAATTTGCTAAAAGAACAAACCTGCAAATTGATAAGAACCATATTAATGGAATTACAACCAGGGGTAAGATTATCATGACACCGCACGGTTTTATCAACGATGATGAAAAAGAACTAAAAAAATACAAAGACGCTCATGCAAAAGAATGGGCAGTAATTTTAGGAGGGACTGATTTTGATATGGTTGAAGAAAACCCGGAAAACACAGGCCCTGATTTTTTTGAACGAGAACCAGAATAGTAGGTAAAAAGCAGCTTCGTTACTATTTATAATGGTAGAGTCGAGGCTACACTTACTAATTCGAACTTATTAGAACTCTTGGTGAGTAAGGCCCTCGACCCTGAAAGCCAAGAGTTTTTTTATGGACTACAAAAAAATATACGACCAGTTAATAGACCGAGCCAAGCAAGAAGCCCGCATTAAGGGTAAGCAAACCTACTACGAAGTGCATCATATAAAACCTAGAGCATTAGGAGGTACGGGAAAAAATCATGAATGGAAGCACCATTCTAATTTAGTTTTGCTAACAGCTAAGGAGCACTTCATTGCACATTTATTATTATGTGAAATCTACCCAGGTAATCAGAAACTAAAAAAAGCACTATGGGCATTGGTTAATGCAACAAAAAATAACCGGTATAAAGTATCTGCTAGGGTCTACCAGAGAACCAAACAAGATTACATCCAAACTATTAAAGGAGTTCCTAAATCAAAAGAAGCCTTGGAGAAACGAACAGCAACCAGGAAAGCAGCAGGAACTTATAGCAGGAGCTTAGAAGCAATCCAGAAAGGAATTGAAACCCGGAAAGCCAATGGAAGCTACCATTACAAAAGAACCCCGGAACACAATAAGAAACTTTCAGAAGCAAAGCAGGGTAAGCGTTTAAAAGGAAAAAGAATATTAGATCCAACTACAGGCAATCACTATGCTTCTCAAACACAAGCAATAGAGGCTTTAGGAATATCAATGACCGGACTCTACAGCAGATTAAAACGAGGGGAATTACTAAGAATGTAGTTGCCTTGCAGGGGTTTTTTTCGTATCTTTAACTTATATTTATAACTAAAACAAATTATGAAAAAAATTACATTATTCGCATTAAGCATCGTTGCTCTTGCTAGCGCTGCTATGGCACAAGGTGGTATGACTATTAACGCCGCTGACTTCACTTCTAACCCTGCTAGATTTAATGGTAAAACCATTGCTATCGCTGGTGTTAAATTAGACTTAGCTGCTTCTGCTGCTCCTACTGGTGCTGTTAGCGCTGCTGGTGGTGGTACTTCAATCCCAGGTTTGGCTTCTGCTCCAGGTCCTACGACTCCAGGTGCTGGTGCTATCCGTTGCAACCCACCTAGAGGTTTCAAATCTATTGAAGTTGACTTCCCTAACGCTCCTGCCTTCTCTAAATGTTTCTTTATCGCTGAAGCTCAATACAATGCTTTACCTAAAGGACACGCTTTAACTGCTCAATTGACTTTCAAAGGTTCTGACAGATTGGGCTACACAATCACTATGTTCAAATTACAATAAGTAACATACGTAAAATAAACACAGAAGAGCCCTTGCCTTGCAGGGGCTTTTTTCGTATCTTTATAGTCATGGCAGTTGATTATAAAGCCTTGCTGAGTAATATCAAGCAGGAAGAAATTACAACACCGGTAGATGAAAATTTTCACTCCCGGGTTTTAATTATTGATGCATTAAACTTATTCTTTAGAAACTTTGCAACCATTAATATGACAAACTCCGATGGAGCTCATATTGGAGGTCTGGCAGGCTCTATTAGATCATTAGGATCTTTGATACAACTCTCACAGCCGACCGGTGTGTATGTAATCTTTGACGGAGTAGGATCTTCAACAAACAGAAAAAATTTACTTCCGGAGTATAAATCAAACCGAGGAATAACCAGAATAACAAACTGGGATGCTTTTGATGACTTAGACGATGAGAATGATGCAAAGGTTGGTCAAATAACAAGATTCATTCACTACCTTCAATGTCTACCAATTAAAGTTGGTATGATTGATAAAGCAGAAGCGGATGATATGATCGCTTATATGGCTAAAGAATTACCTGAAAGATTTAATTCACAGGTTATTATGGTATCTTCAGATAAGGATTACCTCCAGCTTGTCTCAGATAAAGTAACTTTGTACCGTCCGGTAACTAAAGTATTCTACGGACCAAAGGATGTTAAGAAGGAATTTATGATTCATCCGGATAATTTTATTATTTACAAGACTATGCTTGGAGATCAATCAGATAAGATTGAAGGCATTAAAGGCCTGGGTCCTAAAACGCTTTTAAAGCTATTCCCAGACATCATGACCGTTCCTATGACTTTAGAAGATATTTTCCAGCATGCAGAAGATAATCTTTCAAAGCATAAAGTATATGCACAGATCTTATTCAGAAGAAAGAATCTTGAGAACCACTATAAGTTGATGGACTTAAAAAATCCAATCCTGGATGATAGACAGATTGCTTATATCAACGGTTTGATTGCAGAAGAGAATAATAGCTTTTATAAAAAGCAGTTCTTGGAACTTTATGAATTAGACGGGATCGGCCATTTTATCAAAAATATTGACTATTGGGCAACAGATGTTTTCTTTAAGTTGTCTAAGTTCAAATAAATTCGTATATTTATAAACATGGATAATTTTGACCTAAAGAAGTACCTAGTAGAAAATAAAGCAACTACTAACTCTAAAATGTTAAATGAAGAGAGTGTTATGAATTTCGAAGAAGAAGCACAGCAATTCCCAGAACTTGTTAATGAATACGGAGTACAGGCGGTTGCTGATGCATTAGAGGCTGTACATATAAACGCAGAGGATGCATCTAGGGAATCAGGAGAAGATGCCCATGCACTGTATTTAAACCAGGTAGATTACCTCAAAGAAGATCCTAGTGAGTTGATCGACTTATTAGAAGATAATCTATAAACAAAAACAAAAATAAATCTTAAAGAGCTCTTGCATAGCAGGAGCTTTTTTATTATCTTTATACTACAATAAGTTATAAAAACAAGTTATAAAAAATGGCATCACTAAAAGTATTAACCGATTACGGACCAGCGTTCCAGATAAAAACCATTGGAGCATTATTAACAAGAAAAGAATTCGTTCAGAATATTCATGATATTTTATCTGATGAGCATTTTCCAAACCCAGCTCATAAATGGATTATAAACGAAATCTTACAATACTGGAGTAAGTATCATACGGTTATCTCCATGGATACTCTAAAAATAGAAGTTAAGAAGATTGATAATGATGTTCTTAAAACCTCCATTGTTGAGCAGTTAAAAGAAGCTTACAGACATTCAGATGATGAACTTCAGTATGTAGAAGAAGAATTTACAGCATTCTGTAAAAACCAGCAATTAAAAACAGCATTACTTTCATCAGTTGATTTACTCAATTCAGGTGACTACGATAACATTCGTCACTTAATTGATAACGCGTTAAAAGCCGGACAGGATAGGAATATCGGGCATGAGTACAACAAAGACATCGAAACTCGTTATAGGGAGGATTATCGTCCTACTATCCCTACTCCTTGGCCTATGTTAAACCAATTAACTCAAGGAGGCTTTGGTCCAGGTGATCTAGGTATTGTATTCGGTAACCCGGGCGGTGGTAAATCTTGGATGATGGTTGCAATGGCTGCTCACGCAGTTAAGATGGGATACAATGTCGTTTATTATACCTTAGAATTAGGACAAGACTATGTAGGTAAACGATTTGACTGCTTCTTCACCGGACATTCTATTGAGGAGATTCAACATCATAGAGACGAGGTTGAGCGCATAGTTGAAGGCCTGGCTGGTAAGTTGATAGTAAAAGAGTATCCACCTAAGGGAGCTACTGTAGCAACCTTGAAATCCCACCTTCAAAAGTGTATCGATGCTGATGTAAAGCCTGATTTAGTTATTATTGACTATATTGATTACTTAAGAGCACCTTCTAAGAAATTTGCCGAGCGTAAAGATGAGATTGATGACCTGTATGTAAGCTGCAAAGGCCTAGCTAAAGAATTTAAAGTAACCGTACTTTCACCTTCACAGGTTAATAGAATGGGTGCTAAGGATGATATCATCGAAGGAGATAAAGCAGCAGGTTCATACGATAAGATTATGGTCGCCGATTTCTGTTTATCATTATCCAGAAAGAAGGAAGATAAAGTTCACGGAACCGGCCGAGTTCATATTATGAAGAATAGATACGGGATGGATGGTATGACTTTCGGAGCTAAAATCGATACCAACAACGGACATATTGAATTAACAGAAGATATGCCGACTTATGAAGATACTAGTACTAACAGCACTACTTCATTCTCACAAGTTGATTCATTCGATAAACGAGAGCTTGCTAAGAAATTCGCACAACTTTCCAATTTTTCTTAAAAAAACAAGGAATTTTAAACAAAAACTAGATACTTATCAAATACAATAGGAATTATAAAAATGGATATTAGTCAAAAAATACTTTCAGACGTTACTGTCTTTTTAAAGTATGCGAAGTACAGACCGGAATTAACCCGAAGAGAAACCTGGCAGGAACTGGTTACGAGAAACAAAGAGATGCACCAGAAGAAGTACCCTCAACTTGCCGAGGAGATTGAAGCAGCTTACAAGTACATTTACGATAAGAAGATTCTACCTTCAATGCGTTCTATGCAATTTGCCGGACGTCCTATTGAAGTGAATCCTGCCCGGATCTATAACTGTGCATTCTTACCAATTGATGATTGGAGAGCATTTGGTGAAGTAATGTTCTTACTTTTAGGAGGAACCGGGGTAGGTTACTCAGTTCAGTATGATCACATCGAAAAATTACCTGAGATCAGAAAACCAAACCCAAGTAGACTAAAAAGATTCTTGATCGGAGATTCAATCGAAGGATGGGCTGATGCAGTTAAAATCTTAATGAAGTCTTACTTTAGAGGAACTTCAACAATTCACTTCGATTATTCAGATATCAGACCAAAAGGTGCAAGATTAGTTACTGCAGGCGGTAAAGCACCAGGACCAGCTCCTTTAAGAGAATGTCTTACTAAATTACAAGGTATACTTGAATGAAAAAA